CGTTTTTACTTAATCGGTCAGCGTTAATGTAACCATCCTCAACTAAGACATCGAGAAGTTTCTCGATGTCTCTTGGTCTACAAGCATCGACAAATTCACCAGGGGTGATATCAATGTCATCGGGTGTAAAATCTGGCATCTTACTTTAATTTTGTTTTATTCAGTAATGAGTCTAAGCTCTTGTTGTCCGTCTTAATTTCCTTAGAAGAGTTTACTTCTTTTCTAAGTTTGGCCAATTCCTTTTGTTGAAAATAACAGATTAGTAAAAGAACCGCAGCGGCTCCAATTGTTATGTTCTTTTGGTTATTTTTTAAAAACTCTATCATAATTGTATTATTTAAAATATTTCTTCAGCTATACCTAACACTTCTGCCAATCCCAATACAATTGCAGAGTTTCCGAATTGCTCGTTAAATAAAAAATAACAAGCTCCAATTCTTAACACACTTTTAAATAAACTAATCCAAAAATGTGAATTACTTTTTGATTCTTTTGGTTGCATTTGTTTTTTTCTTAAATGTTTTCTTTAATCTATCTATCAAGTCATCAATTTCATTTGCTGCCATTGCCAGTCCTAATGAAACTTCGCCAGATAGTTGACAATTATCATTGTCTCCTAATTTATTATACCTAATGGATTCTTTTCTAAATCCTTTAGATTGTTGCATAAGCCCCAATCTTCTTTCTTTTAGTTCAGAATAAACTTTATTAAGTGTCTTCTGGTCATATAAATTTTTCATAACCGTTTTTATTTAAAATATATAAAATTATTTTTTGGATTCCAAATATTGATTGATAAAATTAATTCTTTGTCCAATCCAATACATAACATTCACGGTCATTGAATTACCTATAGCTCCCTTTACACTACTATAACTTGGTTTCTTTCCTTTCACTTCGAAATCTAAATATCCATCGGGAAATCCTTGTAATCTTTCTAATTCACGTTCAGTGAATGTTCTTATTCCTTTTTTATCTGCCCAATAGTTTGATGTTGATACTTTACCAAATCCATCAACTAATGTTTGGGCATATGATTTAGTTACCGTACCAGCGAGTTTAATTTGTCCGAGAATATTTTTGGTGTACTCATCCCTCTTGACTCTATTCTTTTCTTCAACGCTTTCAAAACATCCTTGTTCAAATAGTACTGAGAAAGGTGGTCTCCAGTCTTTTCCACGATATCCGACAATGTAGATTCTTTTGCGTCGTTGGGGAACTCCGAAGTATTGGCTGTCGAAAACCCGATAAGCGATGGAGTAGGTTTCCCCTTGGACAACCCCTTGCTTGTGGATTTCTTCTGGTCTGAACTCAACACCTGTAAAAGAGGAGATGATTTCACATAAGGCTTCTTTGTGTTGGTTTTTAAAAACGCCTTCGACATTTTCCCAAATGAACCACTTAGGTCGTTTTTCTTTAAGAATTTGTCCATAGCTAAGGGCGATTCTACCACGGATATCATCCATTCCTTTGTTGAGTCCTGCATCGGAAAAAGATTGACAAGGTGTTCCGCCGACCAAGAGGTCGAATTTTGCTTTTTTGTACGTTTCATTGTGTTGTAGTTTAGTAATGTCTGAAAATAAAGGAGTGTTGGGATAATGGTGTGATAGTACTTGTTGTGGGAATGTTGCAAAATCACATAGTCCCACACATTTCCAATCCAAGGGTTCCCAAGCGACGGATGCGGCTTCAATACCGCTACATACTGATAGATATTTCATTGTGTTTGTGTTTAGTAACCAAATCTAAAAATAAAATCTCTATTTTCAAAAAAATTTACAAAAAAAAATACAAACACCTTCTAAAATATTGATAATCAATTACCTATGATTTCGTATTTTTCTTTTTTCCATATTAAAAATGGGAATTTTGATATTCGTGATGAGAGAATATCCATAGCTTCGGAGAATATTTCCTTCTTAACCGGTGAATTTGCTCTACCATATGCTTGTACCAAGTTACCTTTTCGAAACTGCATATTAATTCTTCTGTTCCCGTACATCAAAGCAACATAAATGTATAATGCTCCGTGTAAAAATTGTTTAGACATACAATTTTTCATCTTAGTACCTTCCAAAATAAAATCATCTTCAGATAATAAAACTTTTGCTTCAAATGTTTTATTATCAATCACAATTGGTTCTTCAATTGAAGAAATGATTTGTTCGGGAATGTCGTATCTAAGTTTATAACCAATTGATAAATGTTTTTTAATTAGTTCCCATTCACTTATCAAATAATCAATATCATCAGCAGTTCTGATTTTCAATTTCAAATCATATCCTCTTTCTTCTAAGTAATTTCTTAATGAGAATAAATTATATAGAGATTCGAAAGGACTATCTAAACGTTCACTATCTTCTAACCACTTAGATAATACTTTTGATATGGTGTCTTTTTCTTTATCATTCTTACAAATGAATTGTTTTCTTGGATGAAAGATGACAGAGCACATATGTCTCCAATCAAATCTCTTAATATACTCCACGTGATTATCACCAAACAAACCACATAACCAAGACAAACATTTTATATTAACTCTACTATTCTTTCTATCAGACAATTCACCAACAAGGTATTTTGATTTGATTTTATATTGGTCTAAAACCGCCGATAGAAATTTGTTATCGTTGAGTTTAAGATACTTCTTCTTTGGGTAATCCTCAAGTATGTGGTAGTAAACTCCGTCGTGAAACTTTATGTTCTTTTTCACTAAATGAAAATCTACAATCAAATCAAATAGTGAAAATGACATTACACTATTCACACTTGTTTCATAATCTTTGTTTTTAATAAATGAGTCCCCGATATTATCAAACAACTCTTCTTTGATAATTTTGAATACGTCTATTTTAATTCTTTCGAATTTTACTCCCCAATAATTTTTTCTTTTCTCACCTAAATAAAATGCTCTTTCGGTGAAGTCACAAAGCATATTGAAATTGTTCTTCTTCGACCAGTTGCCTGATTTAAGTGTATCGGATAAAAGTCTATGATTTTTAATTGTGTAGTCTACTGATATATCACCATTAGATTTATCAATTATTAAACGGTGGGTAAACCTAACAGTATTCTCATCTGAACCGCCTCTAACGTATTGAGTGAAGTAATCAGCAAAGAATTCAATATTCTTCTCATCCGAACCTAATCTTATTTCGCAGGTCGAACTTGATTTTTTATTTCTCTCAATTTTTTCTTGGTAGTGATGTATGTGTGTTATCATCTACATAAAATGTAGACAATAACACACAATTTGTGTAGTCTTAGAATCCGAAAATATCCAAAGGCTCTACTTTAGGTTGGACCTGTTTACCATTAATAACCAATGGTACTTCCCTCTTTTCCAATGATTTTATTGAACCCTTATATTCGAATATTTTTTGTTTGAGGATGTCCAAAGCCTCAAGAAAATTTTCTGGTGGTGCTGCGTTACAGAAATATCTTGATTGGAGACAAGACTTATCTCTTACATCGAATTCATTCGTTACTCTTTCAGTACCGAATGGGTCATCCTTTCTTAAAGAAATGATAATCGATATTTCTTTATTTGAATAACTTGCAACACAATGATGCATATGTGAACCCTCTTCAGAATATTCTACATCTTGTTTTAATAACACCGGATAGAATGTTTCGTCATTTGTTTTGATTGGTTCTTTGATGGTGTCCGTCAGTCGCTTATCAAAAATATATTCAATGATATAACCACGTTTTATTGTTCTTTGGAGTTTAGATAATTCAAGGTGTTCACTATGAAACTCCGACCAGGTTTTGGCTTTCATCATAGTATCAGGATAATATTCAGACACTTGTGAAATCATATTGAAATGGTCACTGATTTGATTGAGTTGTTGATTTAAAACATCTCGTTTAAAAAACGAACTACTTGGATTTACACCACTATTCTGTTCTGCAAATTCGTTTAAAAGTTTTATCAAACAATACTTTTCACTTTTACTTAAATTATAATTTTTGATATTTTTTTGATGATTCAAAAAGGAGAAAACTGATTGGTATAGATTAGGTGCCTTTATTTGTGAATCGGTATTAAAAATACGTGTATCAATGTTAGGTAGTATTTTTGATGTCTCATTACCAAAATACTTCCTTAATGTGTATAGAACTTCTAAATCTAAATTAGGATTTTCGTGTAATAATTTAACCGTTTGTTTGGACTTAACACCAACCCTATCCAATACCGCAGCAACAAGTTTGTTATCATTTTTTTGTAAGAATTTCTTGGTTGGATAACAAGTGGTAAGTAATTTATGATAGTCGTTGGGGACTTTTATTTCTTTTATTTTAACAAATAATTCAACCAAATTTTCCATCAACCATACTGAACAGTCTTTAGGTGAACAGTAGTCAGGTACGGTGGTTGAATACCCATCTATGGTGTTAAAGAAATGATATAGCGTTTCATAAAATGTGATATCATCAAATTCTTTAATTAAGTTTTCCCTAATTCTAATCGACTCTTGAAATTTTACATCCTTCATATTATGGGACATACTATTTGTTGCTTTAGACAATAAAGATGAATCCAATATATGATACAAATGGGTAAAAAAGTTCTTCCTAATCCTGCTTGATTTTTTGTTTCCTTCGTAAGTGATAAAATCACCAGTCTTTAAATTAAACGTAATCCCACAATTTGAAGATGATTTTTTAAAATATCTACAATTCAAAAATCTCGACTTACGGAAAGTGCTAAACTTCAACGTTAACTTATCTCCCTTTAAAAAGATTGACCTTTCATATGTGGTTAATGTGATATTAGAAAGAGGTCTACCAAAGTGATTGAGAATATGTCGTTGTTTATTGGTAATGAATGTTTGTGGGACTCTAAAGTAGTTACAGAGCTTAATATTTTCACCAGTTTCCCCTCCGGTGTAGAAAAATTTGGTATTTTTCCTTCTCTCGTCGTTTCTTGACGGAAGTGAATATGTCATTCCACCTCG